TAAATGCAGTCTAGATATTTCATCTTTTACTGCATCCCAATCTCCGCACATAACTTTATCGTGTTCGTCACGAACCAAGTTATAAAGAATGTCTGTTTCGTCTGTAGTAAATTTATCCATTATTAGTGTCCTCCTTACGCTTAAGTTCATCAAACTTTTGCTCGTACTTATCACTTAAGGCTCTGTATTTAGCCCAAAGAACATCTTTTTCTTTAAGAGAAGCATCTAACTTAAGCTTCAGTTCTGCAACCTCTATACAAAGCTGTATCTGCATACTATTAAGTGCTTCTGTTACTGGATCGTAACTCTCAGAAAGAGTGTAGGCACCATCACCATAGGTACATTCTGCTCGACAGAAAGCTTCTTCTTGTTCTTCCGTAAAATGATCGTTTTGTAGATCACATATTTCCTTATTTATAAGGAATATACCTTTCATAAGGTAGTAAGACTTCTGTATTTTTCTGTCTATCTGGTCCTTGTAACTGGTACACAGTTCCTTTTCAACTGTGTAATTCCCTAGAGCATTTTGTAGGTCTGGAAATTTTTTATCAGCGTTCCACTGATGGTAATACTTAGGCAGTTTCTCAACTGCTTTTTTCGTAGCTGCTTTTGGCATGTGGGTTTAACGGAATGATTACCGCCCCTGTAAATTACTCTCTTATTGTATCAGGACGTTGTGCTACATAGTTAATTGAAAAGGGTTTTGTTAAGAGATAGAAATAAATGTGTATCTTTTATACCTTTGTTTCTTGTCTAAGACTAGAACCTGCTCCCTCTAACTTATCTTCGTATCTCCATCTTATATGATCTACAGATACAGAAGGTTTTTTATATACATGACCATGAGAACCAAATACACAACCACAAGCAGGGCATTTATGTCTCTGTGTAGTGAGTGACTTTAATTTAAAGAGATTTAATCTTCCTAAAGACTTGCAATGATGAAGGTTAAATAAACGACCAAAAAGAGGGGCCATCTTGTCATCTATAAACGGTTTACCTAAAACTTCTCCTTCTGCTAATACCTCTCTAATTCTATCGTTATTAAATATTGGGTTAGGAGTAGAGTTGACAGCCTTTATTACATTTATAGCTCCCATAGAATCATGGTCATCCCTTAAAGGGTAATCGTAAGAAACTTTGCAAAACATGTGCCAAGCAAGTTTTCCTAACGAAGTACCTAAGTAGTCCTGAAGCTTGTCATACTTCTTCTTTTGGTTTGTGTCACTTAAACCTAGCCTTTCTCCCATATCATAGTAAACTAGCGGTATATTTCGGTCATCTTCAAACCACTCTAAACGGTTAACATACCTGTACTCACCGTACAAAGTTGAAAATTTAGCCATACATTGTTCTAGTAGTCTAGTAAGTATAACAGGAGCGTTAGTTTACTACAACTACATTTACAGCATTTAAAATGCCTATTTATTCAGCTTCTAGGAAGTCTTTTGCAAAATCCCTATGTCTGTGTTTAGGAGCGTCAAAACTATCTTCCGTTCCAGGGGAAGCGTTCTTATTGACAAACGGTGTTTTGTCAAAACTACTTTTGTCAAAAGTATTTGCCTCTGAAGAATCCGCACCAGGACTTTTGACAAAATGGACTTTTGACAATTCGTCTTTGTCAATAAGATCCGTTCCAGTAGAAGGGGTTTGAGTTAATACACACTTATTATCGGGCGTTAAGGAAACTGGCTCTTTTCGGAACGTTTTTAGGTTCGTACCAAGGGCAATATAAAAAGCTGGAGGACGACCCTTAAAAGATGTGCTTTCTGGTGGATCGCATTTAGCAATCAACTTCTGAGCAAGCAATTTAGAAAGGCTATATCGAATGGCACGTTTCTTATGCAAACCACCCACCTGCTCATGCTCAGTCAATAAATCAGCAGACCAAGGAACTCTTTCTTCTCTCATCAATTTAAGTATGTCCAGCATGTGCTGATTAGGTGTGCTGTCTTTAACTGTGTTCTTTCCATCTGGAACGGGACCAATGGTGTACGTGTAATCAGGAAGCAAACTAAACAACATTTTCTGTCCTTCCCTGTCATCCCTAGATTTCTCTACGGTCACAATCCTGCTATTGAAAGGAGCTGCCATCTCAGCTAATTCCTTGTTACTCACTTTCTGCATATTCCACGTTTCATCTACAGCAGCCTTAATCGCAGAAGTTCCCCTAAATCCACCGTTCCTATTGTTGTGATGGATCACAATAATTGAGCAAGCACCGAAATCCTGACCATTCCTTCTAGCCAACCTCTTTAGAGGAAGTGCATACTCTCTTCTATTTTCTTCGTAAGGGTTTGAATCGTTACAGCCATCAAGACTATCAATAACAACTAAGTCATACCTGCCTTTCTTCCCTGGTCCGCCCCCTTGAATCTTGCAGAACTTCCTATACCAAGCCATATCCCATTCGCCAATCACATCAACACCTCTATCAACACCAATCAAATTGAACTGCCTTCTTGTGATCCTCTCACTCTGATCCCCATTCAACCAAAGACATTTTCCTCTTTCTATATCAACTAAACCCCCATGAACATTGAAGTTTCTCCCTTGGCTGATGTGCTTACAGAGTGTTTGACACATAGCAGATTTACCAGTACCACCATCTGCATGAATCAAAAGCAACCAAGGTTTAGGTAGTAAACCAGGAATTAGATATTCAAAAGCAGTGTCATCTAAATCCCCAACATCTTTAGGCTTACCACCTGCGTTCCTCTTATAGGAAAGGTGAGCATCAATCAACCTATCAATCGCAACCGCCCCTTCCCTGGAACGTCCAGCTTCCATAGCCAGAACTGTTTTCGCTTGATCTAGTAGAGCTGGATCTTCTATCTCTTCCTCAAGATCCAGACCTCTAGCAATTAATTCCTCTCCATTCAAATACTCAAACTTTACTTTCTGAGGTTGTTTCTCGATCTCATCCACCAACGATGCAATATCGTCCCTTTGAAATCGTGACCTCGTTGGGTCAATCTCATCTGCTTCAGCAATAAGACTTCCAAACCCTCTTATGTTTCCAGTGTGCTTCCAATTCCTATTCCACTTCTTTTCACAAGGATTCCCCTTGGTGCGTAAACCTTCCTCAGACCAATCCCATGAATACTCAGGATCTCTTTTAGACCATTCCTCCCATACTTTTAAACCTTCTTTACCAGGAAGTTCAGAGTTAATCATTGCTCCGACTTGCCACCAATAATCCTCTGAGTAAGCACCCTTTGGAGGAATAACACTTAAGCAATTTTCAGCAATAACAATTTTCTCTTCCTTAGTTCTTGCAGACCACCTTGTATCTTTCAGTCTTTTCTTAGGTCTATCCTCATTGTCTTTTCTGTATTGCTCCCTCATCCTTTCAAGTAACCAAGTTGGAGCAACAGGTATTTGATTTATATCCCCCTCAAACTTGTATTCACCAGGAGGAGTTTTAGTTGGAGCGTGACCACCATAAGCACCAAATAAAACACCTTGCCTTCCCCACAAGACCTCATAACCCTCTTTATCCGCAGCCGTATGCGATATATCCCTTACATGTAAACGATCCTCTTCAGGGACAATGAAGAGGTATTTAGCAGCGTTTTTCTTATTAGATGTAACTTTAGGTCCAGTTAAATCTTTACCCCACTTCTTTTGAATAGCTCCGAGGTTGTAATCAACATCAAATATGCATAATCCAGCACTCTTAACACCAGTAAAAACACCAAATGCCTGGAACGTATCTGGATTCTGTTCAATACATAAAGCTGATCTGGAAGGAGACCACTTTGCACCTGCTTTACTAGCCTCGAAGTGAGGAACTTTCCCTGTAGCTGCATCACCATTAGGGAGTGTGGTTCCCTCTTTATATATCGGGCACGTAGACCATTCAGACGGACAATTTTCAATGAAACTTAACAGTGCTTTTAGCTTGCTCATGTGATACAATTCCCTTGTAGAAACTTAATTTTTAACCCCTTCGGCCTCTCCAGCCCTAGGGGTTTTTTCATTATACCTTATAGACAAGGCTCTGTCATTATGCTACATTTACAGAGCACTCAGGGCATAGCCCACTTAGCACTCTTTATGTCATTTTTATCCGACAGAGCTAGAGAGGAAGGTAGTAAGTCTTCCAACTCTACAGACAACTATCTGAATCCATCCAAATTGGAGGATGGAGACTCAGTACGTTTCTGTTTATTACAAGAAAATCCCATTGATTTCTTCGAGGTCTGGGGATCTCTAACTGAAGACCCTACAAAATCTCGCCCATACAGATTTGAAGGAGATCCAACTCCAGAAGATATATCTGAGGCAATGGGCACTGAAGCTACCAGAAGATTGAACTTTGATGGTACTGCTCCCGATCCTGCAAAGTTAGCTATTGCAATTGCGATATATAACTACGAAGTAGGTAAAGTTCAAGTTCTCCAATTCAGTCAAAAGACTCTAATTACACAGTTAGATCAGATTGCTCAGATGGAGGATTACAGAGACGACCTACTAGGTTTTGACTTTGTACTTAGTAGAACAGGTACTAAGAAAGAGACTAGATACTCTCTTATCTGCGTTCCCCAAAGAAAGAACGCTAAAAAAGATAAGGACGAGGCATGGGAACAGGTTAAAGAAGAGGGCTTCGATATATACCGTCTTATTGATGGAACGGACCCATTCAAACAACCAACTGCTTAATTACTTAGGGGCCATTCATCGGCCCCTTTCTTTTTAGCTCTTTTATGGTAAACTAATTATGGGAACGTGTATCTTAATGCCCACTAATGTCACCTTGGACACTCAAAATGCTTTAGCAGGTCTAAGGAAATGGCAACTGGAGCGTGATGACTCCAACACAATCTATCCGCACCGTGTATATAGAGATAAAGAAGGAAAGATATATAGCTCAGTTACTCATATCCTTAATCAAACAGCTCCCAAAGAACAGAAAGATGCCCTGGAACGTTGGCTATCACGCCCTAACAGCCCTGCTGAACGTGATCTTGCCGCCCAACGAGGAACGTACGCACATGGTCATGCCGAATATATCCTCAAAACCACGGCAAAGTTGGCAAGACAAACAGCGAATAAGCGAGGAGTTTGGACCACTGGAGGCGATTGCCTGGAACGTGCCCCTTCAAAAATCACGGCATGGGCAATGCAAAAAGCAATCAGAAATGCCCCTAAAGTTAACTTCTCCGCTAGTGGCTACGCCAGAGGTCTACGGACTTTTATAGAGACTAACGTTACTGCCATTCATGCAGTTGAATTTTCCATTCATTACACTCCAAGTGCCATTCATAATGGTAAAAATCCCATTCATGGATTTGCTGGAACGTGTGATTGCATGGTAGACATTCAAGGTGAAGGGCCATTCATAGTCGATTGGAAAACCAGCCAAAATAAACGTACTGAAGAAATGTATGAAAGCTATAAGGATCAACTTGGAGCGTACTCACTAGGATTAACCCGACTCACTGACATTCAACCTAAAGGAGCTGTAGTTGTCTGTGCTAGAAGATCGGGTGAGCCTGATGTTAAATTTTTGAATGATATACAGCTAAAACAACATCAACAGAATTATCTGGAACGTTTCAGTCAATATTTGGGATCGTTAGACTTAGACGATTAAATTTGTAGTTTATGTCATTCATTGCGTGATTTTTAGTCGGAAAAGGGCCATTCATACGTGAAATTTGCCATTCATAGTGTTTGGCACGTATCAGGCCGTGTATTTCCTCAAGTTGCCATTCATTAGTGTTGAATAACCAGTAATAACCAGGCTCGAATTTGATGTGGTCATTTTCAGGGCTTGTTATATCAACACAAGCCCTTGAGTCGGAATAAAAAACCTTGATATTTTGCATTAGTTTCTGTGGAGCGTGTTTCTTTGAGCTGGAGTGAGGGCAGAATTATGATAATCCTGCGCCTCAAGGTCTAGCCTCATTTGTTCCAGCTCTTCTGGCGTTGGCTCGTAAGCCTCCAGGGATTCTAAGAACGCTTTTTCTCTAGGGTCCATCAATAAGCCTCCAATAGATTTTCGTCGGAAAGGTATATGTTTATCTCTCCAAATTTTTTACAAAGTTCTGAGAGTTGGGTTGCCATTGGTTCGTGCCAGTCTCCATCCCAAAAACCAGCTCCGTGACCATTGCGAGTGAGAATAAAATCATGGGCTACACAGTCCCATATATATTGAGAACTGTGAGAGTCGAAAATAGTTTTTCTGTGTTCTATTGGATCGAATCCGATTTCTAGTATTTGTTCTTTGAACTTTTCCCAGTCTTTTTTAATTCGATTAATCAAGTCTTGTGAAGGTTCAAAGTCTAGACAGTCTTCATGTATCACACCGTCTTCTAGATCAATGTGTGAAGACCATTGGAGCGTTTGCAGTGCGGATTGATAAGACATTAGATAGCCCTCAAAGCTTTTTTAGCGTTGGCAAAACTTGAGCAATGTGAACAACACTTCTCAGTGTCTTGCTCTTCTTTTGCTTTCATGATTGCCCAGCGAAATGATGAAAAAATTAATTCATTATCAGCTCCCACAGTTGGGAGTGTATTTTGGCACTCATCAAAGAACTCATCATCTAAGCTTGCCCAGTCTTCATAGACTCTAGATTTGCTTGCTCCTTGACTTTGGAGGAATTCCAAAATTTGAGCTTTTGATTTTTTGAACTCGTTTAGGCTGCCGTCTTCATTTAGTAGCGGCCTGGCTCGTTCTTGCCTTATGTAGTCGAGTCTTTCTTTTCTATTCATCAGAGCAAGCCTCACAGAAAATAATAGTTTTTGAAATTCTGAGAGGCTCCCAACTTTTACCACCATTGAAAGACTGACCTTCCTTGTCATAGATGACAGTCTTTGACTTTGAGCCGTAAAGCTGACCTTTATCTATTGGAGCGTTACAGCTTGAGCAAGTTCTTTTTTGCTTACGTGATTTTTTGAGCTTCATTTTTTGACTTCCTCGGCAGTGTTTAAAATTGCTCTAATTCTGTCTAAGCAGTTGAGCATCTCTGGAGCGTCTCCTTTGTCGAAGATCCAAGCGGGCAGGTATTCTATTAATCCTGTAAGCTCTCCCGCTTGCTCTCTTGCTTTGTTGAGCTGGTCTATTTTGGGACCGCTTAAAAATTTTGTAGTCATAATTTGGCGTTTTTAAATGACTCTTTTAATGTAGCACATAATTTTACGTTTTGGGAAAATTGAGCTTTTTTCCCGTTGGGATTTTCCCACTTTTTGAAATTGCTTGACGTTTTGGCGTGGTGTCTGTATTGTATTACATAGTTAGCTACACCAAAGCAAAATGATGAACACTTCAGAAATTTTTAGAGCTGCAAAAAAGATGCAGCAGCCAAAGAGAGTTAAGACGGCAAGAGAAGTGATAACTGAAAGAATGGAGAGAGAAATTGGAGTAAATGAACAAGTCGAAAAGGTTTTAAATTTTTTAGAAAAGTATGAAGGTAAAAAGTTTACTAAGCGACTAATAGCACCAATTATGGAGGCTTCAGGCAACGATCATATCTATACTTTACCTGGTAAGTATTCTATTGACTGGTTTAAGCTTCAGTCTCACGACTACTTCACAAGTGACACTGTGAAGGGTTTCTCTTTGACTTTGGGAAGAGGTGAAAAGTCACCGATAATTTCAATGGAATTTATCAGAGAGGAAAATAGTTACTACTGTTCGGGAATTAAAGAGAATATCAAAGAGGCTCAAGAGAAATTAAATTCTAATTATCCTGAGCAAGTAGACGAGCAAGCGGCAAACCTAAGGAAGGTTAGAAAAGATTTTGAAAAACTAACTGATGAGATTAGATGTTGTTATGCCTTGAGAGAATTGAGCAAGGATCATCCACCAATGGTAAAAGTTTAGACCGCTTTTTCTTCTCTTTCTTTCCTCTATCTCTTGAGATGCTCTCCTCATCTCTTTTGTATTACTTTCTATTTGCTCACACTGTGGCCCTAGTCTTTTTGGCTCGTCATAGTGTAAGCTCTTCTTTTGTTAATTAGTGTTAAGTTTAGTATTACATTGGATTATTACCGACTAATATTAAAAGTAAGGAGTTAAGCCCAACTCGTAGGCTCTCCAACTATCAAATGACTAAATCATTTCCTCGTCTTTCTACACTTGCCCCAACTGATCCAACTTACATCAAGGTCAAGAAAGGAAACACAAAGGACGCTTTACTCGCAACTATCTACCAACTTCAGGCAGACAAAGACCACCTCAACATAAGACTTGCAACCGCTATCAAGAGCGCAAATAGGCAGCAGATCGAAGGTTGGTCAGGTGTTATAGCTAAGTTCAGGCAGCAAGTCGGCCAGGACGTTAAGAGCTTCACCAAAGAGACCGCACAAGACATCCGCTCAATGCTTGCCTAGTTACTCCCAACCCTTGCCCAAGTGGTAAGGGTTTTTTCTTTTTCTTTTTTCCCAGGGGGGAGGGTAGGAGATTTTTCGAGCGGGCCTCTAAATAGGGGGAACCTACTGATTAATCCAAAAATAAGCTCTTATGTACTACCTCTATATACTACACTAGCGTTTCATATCTGTCAATATCATATCAACCAATTTAGTCTTTTTACAGTGAGCCTTAGTTCCCGCAAGGACTCTCAGCTTTTTCGAAGGTAACTGTAGTAACATATTGTAGTATCCCTGAAGAGGCTTAGGGGATCTATAAACAAACAAGCCCCCAATCTTATCCAACAACCACCTCATCCAATTTTAGGCTCAACCTTAATGGATAATTCTGGAGCGTTAATATTAATGTTCTCCACACTCTCCCCAACAACCTTCCCTAGAGAATCCAAAATCTGAGCCGCAGTTTGAAGCTGCCCCTTCCTTATCGCTTTTTCATACAAACGAATCCTCATACTCTGCAAACGAGAAATCATATTTTCCCGATCCTTCTGCCAATCTTCCTCCGTCCAAGCATTAACCGCTTTCCAATCATTCCAAGCAGTTTTCGTACAAACTCCCTCCTTAGCCGCATGGTCTAACACCAACTGTCTAACAGTCAGTCCCTCCAACTGCCTTTTGTAAAGTCGGTGCTGCCTAGCCTCGATCACTTTCTCCGCAGATCTCCCAGGATTTTTCTTCCTAACAACCGCCCCCTCATTTACTGGAACGAGTGGGCCGTTTATTTCTCCAAAAACCGCTTCAGTCACAGGCAAAAATCTAGTAATAAAACAATAATAACCCGCAAACTGAAAAATAGTCGATAAACACAGGGGGTATTGGTACAAAAAACAGGTAATCTGTATTACATGAGCGTAAAAACAAAGCCACTTTCTCTCCGTTGGGCACAGGGTGAGGTCTTCAATAGTGACAAACGTTTCCGTGTTCTTGTAGCAGGAAGAAGATTCGGAAAATCATACCTCTCCTGCATCGAGCTACTCAAAGCGGCGATTTCCAGACCAGGCGAAACCTACTTTTACTGCGCCCCAACATATCGAATGGCAAAAGATATTGCCTGGAAAGAAATAAAAAAGCTAGTCCCAAAAGAGTGGGTGAAGTCTAAGAATGAGACTGACTTAAAGATCGAACTCATCAATGACTCGATGATCGAGCTAAAAGGAACCGAAAACGCAATGGCTCTCCGTGGCCGAAGCCTCGCAGGTGTAGTACTTGACGAGGCCGCCTTTATGGATTCCGAGGTCTGGTTCCAAGTCATCCGCCCCGCTTTAGCCGACAAACAAGGATGGGCACTCTTCATAAGCACCCCTGATGGTACGGCTAGTTGGTTTTACGACTTATGGTGCTACGTCCCAGACGATCCAACAAACGAATGGGTCCGTTGGAGTTATACTACAATAGAAGGGGGTAATGTACCCGCAGAAGAAGTCCAAGCTGCCCGTGCTCAACTCGACCAACGCACATTCCGCCAAGAATTTGAAGCCAGCTTCGAGAATCTCACGGGTCTTGTTGCAGTCTCATTCTCCGACGAAAACATCTCCACAGACGCAAAAGACATCACAATCTCTCCTCTACTTCTAGGAGTGGATTTCAACGTAGATCCAATGTCAGGGATATGCGCTGTTAAAGATTCGGACACACTTTATGTTTTTGACGAAATCATGCTCACAGGTGGGGCAACCACATGGGACTTTGCCGAAGAAGTCACCCGCAGATATGGGGTGGACAGAAGAGTAATAGCATGTCCTGACCCAACAGGAGGAGCGAGGAAAACTGCTGGCGTTGGAGCAACTGACCATAGCATTTTAAGAAGAAGTGGTTTTAATGTTTCAAGCCCCAAAGCACCGTGGAAAATAAGAGATAAAATCACCGCCGTTAATACCGCTTTATTTGACGCAACCGCAACTCGAAGAACACTTATTCACCCACGCTGCAAAGAACTAATTAAATCCCTGAGAACACTGACTTATGCACCCAACACGGGACTACCTAATAAAAACCTTGGTGTTGACCACGCTTTTGACGCTTTCGGCTATCTATGTCTCCAACAATTTAACTTGGCAAAACCTGAAACTTTAGGGCAAACTGGTTACAGAATTTACTAGAAAAATGAAGAAATCTGCTGGAACGAAAAGATGCGAAGGCTACTTAGCAAAAGTAAAAGGAGGGAAAAAGAAAACTTCTGCCAAGAAAAGCAAGTCTAAAAAATAAGATGACAGTGAAACCAGAGGAATAGAGCTTAGAATAGAGATACTGTTGTATTCGTTAACAAGTTAGATGACGTATAGCGTACCAGGACCAATTCGTACCAATATTGTAAGTTCTACATTTGTAGGTGGAAACGATAGTCCATTTACGAGAACGAGAGCTGTGATGGACATGGTTAGGGGATGGGAAATTATGAAGGCGGTTAGTCAGGGAACGGAATATTTAAGAGCAAATTCTGAAGCTTTTTTACCATTAGAGCCGAGGGAAGATTATGAAGCGTATTTATCGAGAGTAAATCGAGCAGTATTTTCGCCTTACACGCAACGATTAGTTAGAGCTGCGACAGGATTAATATTAAGGAAACCAATTACTGTTGTTGGTGATCCATATTGGACTGATGTTTTTGTTAAAGATGTTGATGGATGTGGATCGGATTTAGATGAGTATGCGAGAAGGTTATTAATTTGTGCTTTGACCTATGGTCATAGTCATAGTTTGGTAGATTTTCCTGCACCTACGGGAGCGAAGAGTTTAGCGGAGGAAAGGGAGCAAAATCGCAGACCATATTGGATAGAAATTGATCCAACTGATATTTATGGGTGGAGATTAGATCGAGAAGTAAATTATGGGAAGTTAATACAGGTAAGAATTGCTGAAAAAGCTGTTGTTCCAAGTGGTGAGTTTGGTGAAAAAGTATT